TCACGTCTGGCTCCAGTCCGAATCGGACTCGAAGTCCCCGGTGCACGCACCGGAATCCATCGAGGCGGGACCGGAGTTGGCGTCGACCGGCTTCCACTTGCCCAGCGCACTGCCGGACGTGGCGTCATACGGCTGGCCCGGCACGTCGGGGGTGGACGTGATCCCGGCGGGGACTCGCGGCATGGTTTCCTCCTAGGTTTCCCGGACGACTTCCGGAGTGGTGGTCTTGCTCCAGGACGGCTCGGGCAGGGCGGGCTTCCCGGCCGTCGTCCGGGCCTTCGGCTTGCCGTCGTCGCCGGGACCGGGCTGCGCACCGGGGGAGTTCTCCACCGAGGGCACGCCCTGGTCCTTGGCCGGCGGCAGCGGGGTGACCGGCTGGGAACCCGGCGCGGACATGGCTCCCGGCCGGCCGCTCATCATGTTGCCGGCCTCCTGGCTGGTCACCCACATGCTGTCCTTGGCCAGGCTGCTCAGGTCCTGCACTGCTGCCTCCTACGCGATGTAGCTGACGCGGGACGTGCCGGTGCCCTTGCCGGTGCGGGCGTACAGCACGGGCGCGGCCAGGTCGTCGGGCGGGGCCGGGACGAGCGTGCTTTCCTTCGGCTCGATGCCAGGGAAGGTGCCGCTCTGGCCGCCGTCCAGCGGGTAACCGTTCTCGCCGACACCGGAATCGCCGAGGTAGACGGTGACGCTGCCGAGGTTCCGCACGCGGACCCCGGACGGGGGCACGCCGCACAGCGCGACGGCCTCGTCCTCGCCGACCTCAACGGTCCCGGACGCGAATGCCATGGCTCAGCCGCGGACTGCCCGGCCGCCGCGCAGCACCGAGCCGCCGCCCGGCTGGAACCGGTTGCTGCCGGCCTGCGGCTCGTTGCCCTTGATGCCCGGCAGCTGCGGGCCGCCGGAGCCGTAGCCGTCGTCGTTGGCCTGGGTCCAGTCAGCCGTGCCGCCCACGCTGTCGCTGACGCTGATGCTCTCGTACCCGGTGACGCCGGCGGTGGGCCGGGTGAAGGTGATCGCGTCCGGGCCGCCGCCGGAGGTGGGCGTGGTGCCCTGGGTGCCGGGGGCGCCGGTATCGGTGATGTCGTGCTCGGAGATCCCGGTCAGGCCGTCCTGGGTCTGGCCCGGCTCGTTGGTCGCGTCCGGGGTGCCGGATGCGCCGGCCGTGCCCGGGGCTCCGGTGCCGGCCGGGAGCGGGCCGCCGAAGATGCCGTGGTCGTTGCCGACCGGGTACTGGCCGGGCTCGTTGGTCGGGTCGGTACCGCCGCCGCCCGTACCCGACACCTTGGTCGTGCCGGCGGTCTGCTTGCGGCTGTCGTAACCGGGGTAGCTGTCGGCCACCAGGAGGCTCCTTCGTTCTGGAGCCCGGCTCCGTGATGGCCGCGGGCAGATTGCCTGTTACGCCCCAGGATACCCCTTGGGCAGGTTCGCGTGCGGTGAGCAGCGAATGCACTGGAAATTCGACTGGTCCGCGCTGTCGGCGATGACCATGCTGCGGGGCATCGCCATGTGACCGCAGGGCAGCCGCTTGATGAGCACGCCGCGGTCCCGGCAGCGCATGCAGATCAGCCGCCCGTCGTGCAGCTCGATCCGGTCCTCCAGCGCGCCGACCCGGGCGCCGCAGCTGCCGCACCGGGGGAGCTGCGCCCTGGCCGCCGCAGACGTCCGGACCCTGCGGCTGTTGCTCACGGCTAGCCGTCATCGCCGGCCGCGGCCACGTCCGCATCCGCCGCCAGCTGCTCGGCCTCGATCTGGGTGGCGGGCCGGTTGTCGGTGTCCCCGCTGTAGTCGCGGGTAACCGGGGTCCTGGCGCCGTCCACCTCCGAGCCCGGGGCGCCGAAGATGCCGTCCTTCGCGTACGCCTCGGCCGAGGCCACGTCGGCCGCCCGGATGCCGCCGCGCGGGCCGCCGTCCTTCACCTCAGCCTTGCCGTCCTTGCTGTCGTTCTCGGTCACAGTCGTCCTCCGTAGCGGCTCATCAGGTCCGCCTTGGTCATGGCGCCTGCCGTCGCCGGGTCAGCTCCCTGGCCGATCGCGAAATCGATCCAGGCCTGCTTAGGGGCGGACGGGCCAGGGGCTGCGGCCTCAGGGACAGCCGGCTGCGCGCCGCTGAGGCTGCCCCCGTCCAGGTCCGGTACCCCTGGCACGCCCGGTGCGGCCACGTCCGGGGCCGCAGATGGCTCCCCGGCCGGCTCCGCTGCTTCTGCGGGCGCCGGCTCCGCTTCCTGCACCGTCACCACCGCGTCCGCGGTACCGCCCTCAACCGGGACGCCGGCCGCTTCCACCCGCAGGTCCACCTTGGACGGATGGCCGGCGACGGGCTGCTCGGCGGCGATTCCCACCACGTTCCTGGCGTCCTCGCCCTCCGGCGCCGCGATATCGGACCGGATCAGGCCCATCGCCTCGTCCTCGGGCAGGTCGATCGTCGTGCCGGCGCGAGGCCACGGCACGCCGTTACGGCCGCCGGATACGTGGATCAGCATCCGTACCAGCATGTCGTTCCTCTCGCCTGGCTCCCGGGCCCGCGCCGTAACGCTCGCGCCTGGCGCGGACCCGGGTAACTGATGATTCCGGAAAAGAGCGGCTACGTGCTCGGACCCACGTAGAGCTTGATCGCTCCCGTTCTGTCAACTAGGGTTCCGTCGCCCCTCAGGATGGCCCTGAAGGTCACCAGGTCGCTGCCGAACGCGAAGTCGTCGCTGCGCTCGAACCGGACCCCGCCGACCAGGCGGACGAAGTACTGGCTGAAGTCACCGAACGCGACCGACTTGGCCGAGGTGGCCACGGCGGGCATGAACGGGTCGGCAACCAGCGGCTTGCCGAGCAGCAGGTCGGGGCTGCCGAGCACGGCCGAGGGCTCCCACACGGGCCTGCCCACGGTGTCGGTGATCTTCCGGAAGCCGCCGATGGTCTTGTCCGCGGCCAGCCAGTAGCACGAACGGCTCTGGCGGTACGGCGCGATGACCGAGTACTCCAGGTCCACCAGGTTGGCGTAGCTCGGGGCGCCGGACACGCCGGTCACCGAGCCGGTCACGCCGGTCGTGGCCGTGGTGACGATGCCGGCCGGCTGGTTGGAGCCGGTGCCGTTCACCAGGTCGGTCCCGAACGCGTTGCCGAGCGCCCGCCCGGCCTGCATGGCCAGGTACCCGAGCAGGTCAACGGCAGTGTCGTCAATCAGCTCGCGGGCGACCTGCAGCATGATGCCGTACTTGTAGGCACTCAGGGGCTGCATCGAGAAGGCCGGGTCGGCGGTGGGCAGGTTGCCTGCCTGGGCCGCCGAGGCCGCGGTGGAGTGCGAGGTCGTCTTCGGGACCTGGAGGGTCTCGCCGCCGCCCGTGTTCAGGACGGTCGGCCCGCACTGCATGACTCCAGAAACTTCGATCAGGTGCGCGATCAGCATGTCGTAGAAGTCGGTGGGAACGATGCTGCTCGCGTTCGTCCCCTGCGCTCCGGTGGTCAGGATCCGGTAGTTGATCGGGCCGAGGCCCGCGTCGCGCCGGATCTCCAGGTTGCGGGGAGCGCCTTCCTCGCCGCGCGCCCACTTGCGGATCTCCTGGAGCATCGCGCCGCCGCCGGCGGTACGGGCCGCCTGGCCCTGCTCGGGCTTGCGGCCGGACAGCGCGTCGAACGCGTCATCGGCGTCCTTGGCACGCTTCTCGGTGTCCAGGACGGCGCGGATGCGGGTGTCCAGCTTGGACATCTCCTCCTGCATCGCGTCCCACTTGCCCTGCTCCTCATCGGTCAGGGCGCGGTTTTCCTGGGCCGCCTGCTCAGCGATCCCCTTGGCCTCGCTCCAGACATTCTGGCGCCGGTCCCTGAGACGCTTAGCCACTTCTGATGCCACGATAGTTCTCCCTTCAGGTGTGGCATCTGCACTGGCTCCGTCCGGTACCGGAGGGTAGCTACGGCCTCAGCAGATTTATTCGGATTTTCGGACCTGAGCTGCTATTCTTCGTCCGCCCAGGGGTCTTCCATATTGGCCTGCAGCGCGAGCATCGCCTGCGCTCCGGTCATCGCGGGCTTCGGCGCCGGCCGCGACCGGGCCGGGTCCTTCGGCTTGCCGCCGTCCGCGGAAACGCGCTTGAAGAACTCCAGCACCCGGCCGTCGTTCACCCGGGAGCGGACTTCCTCGATCTCGCCCTGGACCCACTGGGCGAGCGATTCCACCGCGCCGTTCATCGCGCGGGCGCCGGCCGTGGCGTCGGGGTAGGCCGGGTCGAGCACGGGCGCGACGTCGACCAGCTGGACCGACAGCAGCGTCCGCATCGGGTAGTTGAACTCCGACAGGCCCCACTCGTCGCCGCCGGGGAAGACCCGGAACGCGAACGAGCTGTGCCGGACGTCGCCGCGGGTCACGTACTCCAGCACGTCGGCGCGGGCCTGCGGCGGCTCTACCTCGTACACCAGCCCGGTGTCATCCAGGGCCAGCTTGAGCGTCCGGGCGTGCGTGGTGCCCAGCAGCATGTCGTCCTTGTGGTTGTACCGGCAGACCACCTCGGGCCAGCCGTCCGCCTTGGACTCGTTGAAGGCGCGCGAGTCGACCTGCTCAACGAAGCCGCCGAGCTTGCGGCTGAGCTTGCCGAACGCGGCGGCGTACCCGAAGATCGTCTTCGGCCCGTCCGGCCCCATCGCGGCCCGGACCTCCGGCGGGAACTTGGTGAACCGGCGCTCGGGGAACCCGTCCAGCTCGTAGGTGCCGAACGCGGCCCGCTGGTCGCCGGAGACCTTGATCCCGTGCTTGCGCGCGGCAGCCAGGATCTTGGGCATGGCCTGCTTGCCGAACGGGCTCTGCGGAGCGCGCGACAGGGCGTTCCGGGTGTGAGCCTCATCGTGCACAGGAAAATGACGCTTGCTCCTGGGCACCGTCTTCCCCTGGGCATCCTTCTGGCCCCCGGGCTCGATGTGGGCGAACGCGCTATCAGGGAGATCATTGATAGCGGCGCTGCTCAGTTCTGCCATAACGCCACATTCCTTTCACGCGGCATATCAATGCCTTCCTGCACCGTTGATATATTCCGGCCGGCGGCCGTTAACAGGGAAATCCTCGAACTGGGCCTCGCGCCTGGCCTCCAGCTCCTCGGCCAGCTCGCGCCGGGTCGGGATCCACGCGCCGACGAACTCCGGGGCGAGCCGCGGCATGCCCTTGCCCCGGGCGCGGCGGCGGGCGGCCAGGAAGTCCAGGATCAGCTCAGCATCCTTGCGCGCTTCCGGGTCGTAACTGCGCTGCTGGCCGATGACCTGGCCCAGGACCGTCTCCGGGCCCGGGATGGGCTGCCCCGTATCCGCCGCCAGGCCCTGCGATTCCAGCTTCTCCAGCTTCTCCACGGCCAGGTCCATCTCCAGCGTGATGGAATTGAGCATCGAGTTCGGGATGCCGCGGATGGACCTGGACATGGCCACCATGACCTCCAGCGGGATGTTCTCCCCGCCGGCCTTGCCGGGCAGCGCCTCCAGGTCCTCCATGTCGCGCAGCTCGTCGGTGGTGCGCAGGCCGATGTTCCGCTGGATCTGGTAGATGTCGGTCCGCGTCTTCAGATCCGTCTTCAGCAGCGCATCGCTATCGAACCGGCAGTACCGGTTGGACGGGAGGATGTCGAAGAACGCGGTCTCCAGCCGGACCAGCCACGGGCGCAGCGCCTCGATCACCTGGAGCGCGCCCTGTTCGACAGTCGAATACGTAAGCGAATCTCCGCGAGTACCGCCGATCCTGTCCGGCGGGAGATGCAGGACGGAGGCGATCTGCGTCGCGTTCATCCGCATAGCATCTACGAACTGTGCTTCTGATGGGGGTACTGTGACTGGCTTGTAGTCCCAGTCGCGCCCGTAAACCAGGGGCTCCCTGCGGCGGATGGTGGACGTGAGCATCGCGCGGATCTCCTCGGCCTGGTCCGCGTCGATCTCGATCTCGGAATTCTGGAATGTCCCGGGCGGGAAGCCGCCGGCCCGGTACCAGTCGGTGCCGTACCGCTGGGCCTCGATCCCGGCCAGGATGGTCATCGCGAACGCGCGCAGCGGGGAGACGCCCTCAGTGCGGCCGGCCAGGCTGAACGCCTTGACGTGGAACAGCTCATTGCGGTCCGTCAGCCGGCCGTAGACGTAGATCCGGGTCCGCAGCGGGTTCCACGGCTGCATCTCGTCATCGACGCAGGAGACGTCCTGGGGCGGGATCCACTCGATCCCCTGCGGGAAGCCGTAGCCGTCCCGGCCGGTGATGAAGCCCCAGGCGTTGCCCTGCAGCAGCAGGCTGGTCATCATCGTGAACAGCCAGTCGAACAGGGTGCCGGACACGCACGGGTGGTCGAAGATGGACGGCCCGCGGTACCGCACGGCGTGCCCGGACGAATTACCCCGGGCGTAGATCTTGATCGGCAGCGAGGCGATCGAGTTGGCGATCAGGCTGACGCCGGAATACAGCGCCGGCAGCCCCAGCGCCTCGTCCTGGCCGTAGAACTGCCGGGACGGGTGGACCGGGCCGCCCGCGGAGAACTTCATGAAGGGGTTGTCCCAGGGACGCCAGGGCACGCCGCCGATAACCCTCTGCTCGGGTCGGCTGGCGTGGATGCGTTCGATCAGCCCTCGTGGCACGGGGCCGGGACTCCCTCGTAAAACGAAGGCCCCGCTCCGTCAGTGGCCAGGGGCGAGTGGCAGTGACTAGGGCCAGGTTACTCCCTGTTCCCCCGTTTTCGCACGCGCAGCCAGGACTAACCTGCGTAACGCGAGCTGCGGGAAGGCTCTCAGGTAGCCTTCCCGGAACCCGGACAGCGCCATGCCGTCCAGCGCCGGGGTGCTGGCGTAGTAATCCAGGGTGACCTGCGGGACGTGCGCCCACCTCGCGCCGGCCGTCAGCCACCGGTCGACCAGGTGCCAGTCGGCAGGACGCCCGGACGGCTCCCAGGTCGCGGTCTCCAGCAGCCCGGCCCGGTGCACGATCAGCGAGGTGTCCACCTGGCCGAACACGGGGTTGGGGCAGCCGATCTCCCACCGGCACCCGTTCCCGTTGCTGCACGCGGCCCGGCTGTACGCGAACGAGACGTCCTGCTCATCGATCGCGGCGGCCAGCAGCCGCAGGTGACCCGGCCGCCAGGCGTTATCGTCGTCCAGGTAGGCGAGCAGCTCCCCGGTGGCCAGCCGGGTGCCGGCCAGCCGGGCCCAGATGCCGCGGTTGGCCTGCTCCCGGTGGCGGTCCAGGAACCGCACGCCGGGCACGCCCTCCAGCGCCGGATCAGGGCCGTCGCACACGATGACGTGCTCGATCTCGCCCTCGTAGTCCTGGGCCAGCACGGACGGGATGCACCGGTTCAGCAGCAGCCGGGCCCGCTGCCAGGTGGGGGTGATGACGGAGATCTTCGGCTTGCGGGCCGCCACTGCCGTGATGAGTGTGCGGATGAACCGGGCGGCGGCACGGTACGCATGCACGTGCGCGGTGATGATCAGGCGCACCACGTGCGGGTGGGCGACGGCGGCTGCCAGGATGACATGGGCGTGCGCGTGCACGGCGCCCTCCAGGCCTGCGGGCGGTAGTTACCGGACAGTCTGCCGGTTGTACCGCATCAGCGCCAGGGCCAGCTGGTCCTCGGCCTGACTGGCCAGCCGCCGGGTCGTGGTCGCCCACTCGCGGGCCAGCTCCAGCTCCTGCTCCCGCTCCTCGGTCATCTCGCGGTCGGTCACGGTTCCTCCTACATCTTGGACGGGCGCGGTGCGGGCGGGGGCTCCGGCGCGGCCTTCACGGCCCTGGCCGAGGCCCTGGCGGCGATCATCTCATCGCTCCGGCCCCGGCCGCGGTGCCAGCCGTACCGGATGCTGCTCCCGGTGAAGATAACCGAGGTGACGATCGCGCCGGCCAGCCAGCCGAGGGTCACGAACACGGCGGCGAACGCGGTGGCCAGCCAGCGCCCGGGACGGATCTCGCGGGCCTGCTGCGCCGGGACGGTCTCGGCCGTCGCTGTCATCAGCTCCTCCTACCGGATCGACTTGAGCGGGTCGTAGTGCCGGCGCTTGCGGTTCAGCGCCCACAGCGCGAGCGTGGCCGAGGTGATCGGGGTGATGTCGGATTCGGAGTCGCGCCGGGACCAGGCCTGGCCGCCGTCGCCGACGTCGCGGGTCTCGGCGCGGGCCACCGAGTGCCACATCCCGGGGGCCTGCTCCTGGCCGAGGTGGATGATCGAGCGGCTCCGGGCGGCGGTGACGATGAAGCTGAACGCGGCGGCCTCGTCCGCGCTGGACGCCTTCATCACCTCGATGCCGGCCTTCTCCGCGTCGTCGGTCAGGCCGGCCGCCGGGCCGTTCCGCGGCATGGCCACGGCGAGCGGGCGCCAGCGCTGCCGGAGCTGGATGAGCCGGGGGATGACCCAGGAGACGCCCTCGCGGTGGCAGCCCTGCGGGATCTCCAGCACCGGCCGCTCCGGCGATGCCGCGTCGGCCGGCCGGTACCAGCACGCGGCGATCGAGGCCGAGAGCATGTCCGGGTCCACGTCCACGGCGAACGCGATCGGCCGGGTGGCGCCGCCGGGGTCGGGCAGCGAGCAGCCCTCCCAGTGCTCCCGGCTGATCACCGCCCAGGCCTCGTCCTCGGCCGGCCAGTCGCCGACGCCGAGCCGCTCCCGGTCGAACGTGACCGTGCTCATCGAGGCCATCTCCTGGGCCACGTGCCGGAAGCTGATCCGGGTGCCGAGCGCCGGGTTGGCACGAGCCCAGGACCGCGGGTCGTCCCGGTCGTCGTGCAGCGAGCAGGTGATGTAGGAGTTGGTGCTGCGGCCGTTCAGCTCGTCCCGGGGGCAGGCGTCGTTGTGCGGGCTGACGGACCACTCGGCGCCCATCAGGGTGGGGTCCTTGCGGATCACCCGGCGGCGGACCGAGCCGAGCTGGATGGAGTCCTTGTAGCCGGCCGACGCGGTATAGATCATCTGGGGGTTGGCGACGGCACTCATAGTCGGCATCGATGCGCCGACCTGCTCATCGGACAGGATCATCGCCTCGTCGTAGACCACGCAGTCCGCGGTGAACGACCGGCCGGAGCCGCGCGAGCGGGCCAGGAACCGGAGCCGGGGCGTGACCGTCTTGCGGATCATCTTGCCGCCGGAGCCGAAGATCAGGGTGGGCGCGGCCCGCAGCTCGATCGCCTCGTCGCCGTGGCTGGTGGTGACGGACTTGACCCGCTTGCGCAGCTCGTCGTACCCGGTCACCACGTCGCGGACGCGGCGGAAATGCTCGGCGGCAGCTTTAAATTCGTGGGCGGTGTGGATGATCATCTTCTCGCCGAAGACGAACAGGCCGGCCAGTTCCCGCACCTCAAGGCACTGGTTCTTTCCGTTCTGCCGACTTACTACGAGATAATTCTCGAACGCCGCCCACTTGCCGTCCGGCCGGGTCCCGGTCGCCTCGGCCAGCCACCAGGACTGCCACTCGTCCAGGTCGTAGCCGAAGTTCGGCGCCCAGTCCAGCAGCTCGGAAGACTGGTAGTCGCCGCAGCCGCACCGGTAGTCGTCGTTCGCGCAGGCCGGGCAGGCCGGGTCCTTGTCCCGGTGGCGAGGCGGGGCGGTCCAGAACCGGGGCTGCTGCGAGCCGGACAGGCCGTCCAGGCCGCGCACGGCGATGCCGCCGGGCAGGATGGTTTCCGGGATGACCTGCAGTTCCAGGGCGGGCATAACCGGAGCCGGGACCCTCCGTGCTGTGAGAGGAGGTTCCCGGCTCCGGAAATCAGCCCGGCCGCAGGATCATGGTGTCCCTAAGCGTATCCCGGCCGGGACGTGCCGCCAGCGGGCCTCGCAGCCCCGGCACTGGTGGCTCTCGCCGTGACCCGGGCGCAGGCTGCAGGTGTGCCGTCCGTCAGTCTCCGGGCACCGGCTGGACATCGCCCGGCGCTGCGCGAGCACGAACTCCAGGTCGCGAAGGTCGTGCTCGTCCAGGCTGCCGATCCGGTACAGGGCCGCCGGCCCTGTACCGGACAGGATGAGGACCAGGCCGCCGCCGGGCGAGGTCTCCACCGAGACGTTCACGACAGCACGTCCCGGTGCTGCGGACCGTTCTCGCGGTCCTTGGCCGCCGCGTATTCCTCGCCTCCGTTGGCGCTGATATAGACGCGCCACTGGACGCCCTTGCCCCTGACCCAGAATCCCCAGCTCTCGCTGCCGTGACTGGGCCCGGTGACGACCAGGGTCCACAGCGGGCCGTCGATCGACTTGATGATGTGCGCGGCGTCCCGGCTCATCGTGCCGAAGGTGAACCGCTCGCGGAC